ATGAAATACTGTATAAGGAATTCTCATTTTGACTTGTACTATTTATATTCTAGCACCAATCATCTGCAATTCCCCAAATAAAACTCACTATTGAGTTTTGAATTTGATTATCCATATAAATTTACCTTTAACCTTTCATCTGTTTGCTTTGTAACCTTATCAATTTTAAATTATTAGGTGTCCGTTAATCTGGTCTCATTAATTTTCTGTGCCAGAATTGTCATCAGCAGCCCCTCCGGAGCGAATCCAATCATCAACTTCTGATAACTTAAATTTCCAGAGGCGGCCCACCTTATAAGCAGGCATATTTCTTTTTGCAATCCATTGTAAAATCGTATCTCGTCCAACTCCAAGATACTCCTGCACTTCTTTCAGTGTCGACCATTTTTCAATAACCTGTTCCTTCACTTTGAACCTCCGTTTTAGTCTCTCTTATACTTAGCATCTATAGTTACACTAAAAATTGTATCTCTTTTTGGAAAACAGTTCTGTCCATCAGCATCCTGCATTTCCCATTTACAATATGTAATTCCATCAAAGCCACGGCCATCTATGGTCGTGGTTATTTTTATACTCTGATTCGGCTTTATATCTGGTAATTCAATTACAGACGGATTAGCTTCTGGGCGATCTTTATCGCCTCGCATATATACCAGTTTTCTTCCAGTCCAAACCAGCTTACCTGTATTTATAATTTCCCACTGATGAATAACTTTTTCATAGCTTTGAATCACATGTATTCGATTGTAAAAGGCATTAACACTATCACCCATATATAAAGGCTGAGGTAATGCACCTGTTATTTCTTCGCTATTGTTTGTCTTCTCAGCTTCATATGTCATAGCAAGAATATCGTCAACATCGTCTGTCCCATTAATCAATTCCTGCATCTGACGGGTCAACGCAACACATAGCGCTTTTTTATTACAATCTTTTTTTTCCGGAATACCAAAGTCAATGATTACTCCCTCTTCATCTGTAATGTTCTCCTCAAAAAAAGTTATTAACTCTTGCGTTCTATCCGTACTAGCAAATCCTGATTTCAGCTCATCTGTAAAAGGTTTTCCGCCAGAATACAGCTGCTTCGCATAACTATCAGAAATATAACCATTTCCAGCAGCTTTGAACATTTCTTTCACAAAAGCTTTTTGACTTTTAATTTTTTTGCAATAAGGTCTTACGCCTTTGCAAAGTCTTGAAAGATTCAATCTGGCACCTCCTTTTCTGAGTAAATATAGTTTCTCATTTTTATTATATTACTTAAACCAGCGAAAATCAACCCATTGTGGCATTAACAATTTGTAAATCATTATAAACCAACTTTAACAGACATTTGATATGAGTGTCTTCATAAGTGTCCAAAGTGTCTTTTTTCAGTGTTCTGCCCCAATTTCAAGTGTCTTTTCCAATTGATAAACTTAAATCATCAAGATTAAGGCAGGTGATTTTAATGACAAAATCAGAAAAAAGAATGTGGCTCACCAACATCGAGAATGCCGCTGATGCTGTGGCAGCCGAGTATGGTTCTGAAGTAGCCCAATCTGTATTCCAACGTTACGACGCTCATGGAACATACGATTTAAGCCCTTGCTACTACAGTGAAGTTTTCGCTGATTTGGAGCTTATCGCAAACGACAACTAAAACAAAACGCCCTGAGCAAGGCGTAAAACTACTTTCTTGATCATCAACTCACCATCTTCGTGGCCACGTGGTGTGTTCGTAGCTGATGAACAAGAGAACATTATCAATAGAGTGCCAGCTTACGAACGGCTAGTCACCGAAAAGAAGCGGAGTTATCCGCATGAGGTGACCATCTTATGAAAAACACTGGCAGCCATAACGGTTATCTCCGCTTCGGTTCAAATGCCGAAAGGAGAAAATTGAATGGCAATCAAAGACAATCAAAGTAAACAGTATCGTATCTACATCAAAGAATCTAAAAGCTGGGTGGATGTAAACAAGGAGTTCTACACGAACTACTATCGTGACATCAATTCCTATCGCAAGCGTCAGCAGGAGCATGGCCGTTGTGTCTGCCCTGCAAGCAAACGCTATTTATGCGACATGGACTGTATGACCTGTCCGTATGCCAAGGCTGGCGACCAGCTTTCTCTCGATAATACCGTAAGCGACGGTGAAGGAAATGAAAAGAGCTGGCTTGATGACATGCCGGATGAATCCACAGCTATCGCTGAATTAATGGAGGATGCAGAACTTCTCCGTGCCCTCTATGCAAAGCTGAATGAGCTGGACCCGGAAGGCCGTCTTATCTGCCAGCTTATTATGGAAGGAAAATCTGAGCGTGACTGTGGCATGGAAATGGGGCTCTCCCGTAATACCTTTGTATACCGCAGGGACAAGCTACTCCAGAAGCTTCGCTCAGATCTGAAAGATTACATCTAATTTGAATGGTCGTCCTCTGATATTTCGGGGGACGATTTTTCTTTTCAAAAAACTTTTTATAATTTTTCGGCCAAACGGCCATCTCACCTCCATTGAGTAGTGTAAGGCGAAACAAAGCGACCTACAGAAAGCGAGGTGAACACAGTGAAACAGACCTTTCACAACAGAAGCGGCACTGACGTAGAAGTAATTGCTACTCTCACAGCAATCAGTCAGGTATCCGCAAGAATGGCGAAGAATCTTAGACTCATCGCCGCACAGAGGCAATCCGAGGAAGGAGGAACAACAAATGGCAAAAATGAACGATATGGCTATGACCATCGAAGAACTGAGAAATGCTGCCGCTGCTATTAACGATGCAGCAAACTGGCTTGCACAGCAGTTTACATCCGATGTTCAGCAGCAAAGAGAAAATATTGATGCTAATACAGAGGAAAAATCAAAACCTGCACTGACCCTTGAGGAGGTTCGAGCTGTTCTGGCTGACAAATCTCGTGCTGGGCATACGGCTGAGATTCGAGAACTTCTTAAAAAATATGGTGCAAGCAAGCTGTCACTCGTAGATCCAAAACATTATGAAGCCCTGCTCAGGGAAGCGGAGGTGCTCTAATATGTCGCCTAAAGGACATGCACTCCTTTCCGCATCCTCTTCTGACAGATGGCTTCACTGCCCACCGTCAGCAAGGCTTTGCGAAACCTATGAGGATAAAGGTAGTGATTATGCTGCAGAAGGTACCGACGCACACGCTCTTTGTGAGTACAAGCTCCGTAAAGCTCTCGGCATGGAAGCTACTGATCCAACCAAAAGTCTCGACTGGTACAACGCCGAAATAGAAGATTGTGCCACCGGGTACGCCAGCTTTATTATGGAGCTTTTGGAAGATGCCAAGCAGACCTGCTCCGATCCAGTTGTTCTGATTGAACAACGAGTGGACTTTTCCCGTTGGGTGGAACAAGGCTTCGGAACCTCAGATGCTATTCTCATCAGCGATGGAACTATGCACGTGATTGATTACAAACACGGTCTTGGAATCCTTGTTTCCGCTGAAGACAATCCACAGATGAAATGCTACGCCCTTGGCGCTCTGGAGCTTTTCGATGATATTTATGACATCGATACGGTCAGCATGACCATCTACCAGCCCAGGCGTCAGAACGTTTCTACCTATGACGTCAGTAAGGATGACCTGTATCAGTGGGCCGATGAAGTTCTGAAACCTACCGCCGACCTCGCCTTTGCCGGTGATGGAAATTTCCTGTGCGATGAATGGTGCGGATTCTGCAAGGCAAAGCACGAATGCAGGGCCAGAGCAGAAGCCAATCTTTTACTCGCACAGCACGATTTCAAACAACCACCTCTGTTGGAAGATTCAGAAATCGAAGTTATCCTTTCCCATGTCGATGAACTGGTCTCCTGGGCCAACGACATCAAGGAGTATGCACTTCAGCAGGCAATCAGCGGTAAAGAATGGACAGGCTGGAAACTGGTCGAGGGTCGCTCCAACCGCAGATATACCAACGAAAACGCCGTATCTAAAGCTGTCGAAGCTGCTGGTTTTGACCCTTATGAAAAGAAGCTACTTGGTATCACTGCTATGCAAAAGCTACTCGGCAAATCTCGCTTCGAGGAACTCCTTGCAGCCTATATTGAAAAGCCACAAGGCAAACCTACTCTTGTGCCGGAAAGCGATAAACGCCCGGCAATGAACACAGCAAAAAATGATTTTATGGAGGAATATGACAATGAGTAAAAATGTAAAAATGACAAATCCCATGAAGGTTATCACTGGTCCTAACACACGCTGGAGCTATGCCAACATCTGGGAACCTAAGTCCATCAACGGTGGCACTCCGAAATATAGTGTCAGCCTGATTATCCCGAAATCCGACACAAAGACTGTTGCAAAGATTGAAGCTGCTATCGAGGCTGCATACCGTGAAGGTGAAACAAAGCTCAAGGGCAATGGTAAGTCCGTACCAGCTCTTTCCGTACTTAAAACGCCACTTCGTGATGGAGATCTTGAAAGACCGGATGATCCTGCATACGCTGGCAGCTACTTTGTGAATGCAAATGCAAACTCTGCACCTGGTATCGTAGATGCAGACCGCAATCCTATCCTCACCCGTTCTGAGGTTTACTCTGGAGTCTACGGTCGTGCCAGCATCAGTTTTTACGCTTTCAACAGCTCTGGCAATAAAGGCATCGCCTGCGGTCTTAACAATCTGCAGAAGATTCGTGATGGCGAGCCTCTTGGTGGTAAGGCATCTGCTGAATCCGACTTCGCAACTGATGACGATGATGATTTCCTTGTAGAGATGAGCAAAACACATTGATCCAAAAGTAGAACTTGGCAGTTAGTTTCCATAAAG